GGTGAGGTGCCTCCGTACGACACGTCTACAGAAGAGTTGCAGGCCATGTTGTCACGCGTGACTAACCGTGACACGTCACCACCTGTCACACAACCTGTCACGCGTGACGTTACGGCTAACCAAGCACCAGACACCAGACACCAGACACCAGAGGTAAAGCAGCAGCATAACCACGGTGGTCAGTCGCGCGCCGCTGATGAGCCGATTGAGCGACACGTCGAGGTTGCTGTCCTGCTTCGCTCGCTGGGCGTCTCGCCCATGACCGGCAGCCACCCGATGGCGATGCAGTTCGCCCAGACCGGCGCCACCGACCAGCACCTGCGGGCTGCCGTGGACATCGCTCGGGAGCGCAAGCCGGCACCCGAGCCCATCAGCCCGAACTACCTCCGGCCCATCCTGGCCGACGTGATGAACCCCCAAGCCATGCGGCCGACTGCGAGCCGTGTCGACGCCCGAGCGCAGGAACGCGCCGACGTCATCGCCACCCTGACCGGGAGGAAACCGAGCCATGAACGCACCCCTGACACCCTCGATGTTGTCGCCCGCCGCGTCGAATGACTGGCCGGCCGCCGCCGTGCCCGAATCGTGGATCGACAGCCTTTTTGCCCGCATGAGCGGAATGTACGGCTCGAAGTTCGCGGACCTGTGGCGCGGAACTGACCTGCAGGTGGTCCGCAGGTTGTGGGGTACCGTGCTGTTCTGCCTGACCCGCGAGGAACTGAAGCGGGGCGTGGACAACCTGCGCGACAAGCCGTTCCCCCCGACGCTGCCCGAGTTCATGGCGCTGTGCCGGCCGCCGCTGAACGTCGACGCCGCGCTGTACGAGGCTGTCGAGCAGATCCGCGCACGCAAGGACGGCACTGACGTCTGGTCCGATCCGGCGATCTACTGGGCAGCCATCAAGGTTGGTGTGACCGAGTTGCTGAGCCAAGCGCATAGCCAACTGAAGCCGCGTTTCGAAGCCTACCTGCGCGAGATCAAGGCCAAAGGCAATGTCCCAGCCATTCCGCCACGCTCCGAAGCACTGCCTGCGCCTGGCGGTGCGGAACTGTCGAAGGAAGAAGCCCGTGCGAGGCTGAAGCAGTTCAAGGCAACCGGATTGCTGAAGCGTTGCCCCCAGGGCGATGGAAGGGATTGGGCACGTCGGATCGTTGCCCGTTGTGACGCCGGTCACCCGGTGCCAATCGCAGTCGTCGAGATGGCAAAGCGCGGCTTGGCAGCCAAGGTGCATGTGATGGAAAAGGCTGGAAATAATGACTGACCTTTTCGACTGCCCGCGTTGTACAGGATTCGGAGAGCAATGCGTGACGTGTTTCGGAGTTGGATTGACCAACGAGGCCGGAATGGTGCGCTCCGCCCCCGCACACATCCCACGCGCGCGTGCGCATTTGCCGACGGTCAACATCCTGGCCCTCGACCTCGGCACGCACTGCGGCTGGGCTGTGGCGAAGCGTGATGGCGCAATGGAGTACGGCACCGAGTCGTTCCACCGGCTGACGGGTGGAAACAAGTGGGCGAGCTTCCGCGCGTGGCTGTCGATGCTGATCGGCAAGCAGGGCATCGAGATCGTGTACTTCGAGGACGTGAAGGCGCATGGTCCCGGCCAGGTGCTGGCTGCCCACGCGTACGGCGGCTTCCTCGCGATGGCGCAGATGGTCTGCCACCAGCACAACATACGCATGGTCGGCGTGGGAGTCAGCACCGTGAAGAAGGCTTGGACGGGCAAGGGCAACGCGAACAAGGAAGCCATGATCGCCACGGCGCGCGAGAAGGGCTTCCGGCTTGGCAAGGCCGAGCACGACACCGCCGACGCTCTGGCGATCCTATCTTTCGCAGTGAAACAGGAGCAGTGACCATGACGCAGCACTACATCGGCAGCAAACAGATCCTCGCATGGCCGCAGGAGAAGGACGGCAAGCCCGGCTACGCCGTGAAGTACCCGGACGGTTACATCTCATGGAGCCCGAAGGACACCTTTGAATCGGCATACCTCGCACAGGGTTACGACGGCACCCGCGTTCCGAAGGAAATGGTCGATGACTTCATCGTTGGCCACGAGTCGACCCGAATGGGCAACCACACCGTGGTGCTGGTCAGACTGCGCAACGGCTTCACGCTGATCGAGGAATCGGCATGCGTCGATCCGGCCAACTACGACCAAGCTCTGGGCGAGAAGTACGCCCTGGAGAAGGCACACAAGCGCGTCTGGAACATGCTGGGCTTCCTGCTGGCCACTGCAAAGAACGGCATCGCAGTTTGATCACCTGCCGGCTACATCCCATCGGTTGTATCCGGCTTTTACAACCCACAGCGTGTAGGAGCCCACCATGAGCCCCGGTCTGATCATCCTGCTGATCCTCGCAGTCTTCCTGTTCCTCGGCTTCGTCGGCTGGTGCCTGGTGCGCTTCGGCACCATCGGTGAGGCGGATCTCGACGAACCGCAGGGCTACGTCGACCAAGACGGCGAGCGCACGCCGGCGCGGCACCAGTGGGTCAATGCGGGCGCGAAGGCGCATCACGCGGAGCCCTGACATGCACCCGATCTTCTGGCCAGCCCTCGCCTGGTACTTCCTCTTCGTCGGCCCGTATCGCCTATGACCCTTGCCCCGACCGTCGATCTCGTCGTCGATTGGAACGCGCTGTTCCTCCAACTGCAGCGCGAGGGGTACTCCACGCCTGACATCGAGCATTTCACGGGCATCCGCCGCTCCACCTTCATGGGCTGGAAGAACGGCGGCGCCCAGCCAACACACCCAACCGGCGAGCGCATGATCGCCTTCTGGTGCCAGGCGCTTGGCAAGGAACGCCAAGCGCTTCCCATGAAGCCGATCGAATGGTCGGCTGCCAAGATCGCCCGCGCCTGAGCCTGTCGGGAAACCGACATGCGGCGCCAGCGAAACTCCGCGACAACCTCCACAGGAGATTCATCCATGGCACGCAACCTCACCGTTCAGACCCCCGGCGAAGCGCCGAAGCCCACCAACACCGAAGACCAAGGCAAGCCGGAGAGCGCTGTTCAGACCGGTGCGGCCGGCTCGCAGAACGCCGACCTGACCACCGACGCCAACCAGCAGGCCGCTGGCGGTGTCGATCTCGCTGCGATGCAGGCTCGTCTTGCCGAGCTCGAAGCGAAGACCGCAGACCTCGAGAAGAAGAACGCCGACCTGACCGAGGCAGCCGAGAAGAAGGACAAGGAAGCCGCCGAGCGCCTGCAGGCCGACGAGAAGGCCATGGAGGAAAACGGCCGCATGATCACCCGCGCTGACCGCGCCAAGTACCTGACCATGCATTCGTCGGAAGTGGACGCCAAGAAACTGTTGGCCCCGGTGCTGTGCAAGGACGGCTGGCTCGCGCCGGACATGTCCGACCGCCCGGCCCGTCGCTAATCCCCAGGAGATCACCATGTGCGGTGGAGGTGGACTGCCCCCGGCAGAAGATCCCAAGGCCGAGCGCGAGAAGGCAGACGCGGCTGCTGCGGCCTCTGCCAACGCGAAGACGGCCGATCTGCGCAGATCCCGTCAGCGCTCGTCGCTTCTCGCGGCTGGTGCTGGTGGTGGCGACGGCGGAACGCCGCAGACCGTCAGCGTGATGGCCTATGGCAAGGACAAACTCGGATCATGAGCGAAACAGCGCGCGCCGACGAACTGCTGCGGCGCCTCGGGGCGATGCGAGGCACCAGGCAGACACTGGAAACGGTGTGGCAGGACTGCTACGACTACAGCTTCCCGATGCGCGGTTCCGGCTTCTCCGGTACCAAGGATGACATCACCACGTCGCAGACCAAGCGCGCGCGGCTGCTCGATGCCACCTCCACCGACGCTGGCCGCACGTTGGCTGCCGCCCTGAAGGACGGCGGCACGCCAAGCAATTCCCGCTGGTTCGGCCTGTCCGCCGGGCAGGACACCGACGACGAGAAGCGCTGGTTCGACGAGAGCGCCGAGACGATCTGGGAGAACATCCACGCCAGCAACTACGACGCGGTCGGCTTCGAGTGCTGTCTCGATCTGGTGGCCGCCGGCTGGTTCGTGCTCTACATCGACGTGGACCGCGACGTCGGCGGATACGTATTCGAGCAGTGGTCGCTGCAGTCCTGCTACATCACGTGTTCGAAGGCCGGTGGCCCGCCCGACACGCTGATGAGGTGCTACGAGTACACCGTCGAGCAGACCGTGAACGAGTTCGGCATCGACAACGTCAGCCAGAAGACGCGTGACCTGTACAACGAAGGCAAGTACGACAACAAGGTCAAGCTGCTGCGCGCCATCTACCCGCGCCGCGTGCATGCCGTCGGCGCCGTCCTCGCGAAGAACATGCCGTTCGCCTCGTGCGACATCGAGATCGAAGGCAAGGTCACCATCCGCGAGTCGGGCTACCAAGAGTGCCCGTTCGTCGCGCCTCGCTGGGTTGTGGTGCCGGACACGCCGTATGCGATGGGTCCGATCTTCGATGCGCTGCCGGACATCAAGCAGCTCAACAAGCTGGTGTCCTACGAGGACAACAACGCAGCCGTGGCCATCCAAGGCATGTGGATCGCCGAGGACGACGGCGTGCTCAACCCGCGTAACGTCAAGATCGGCCCGGGCAAGGTCATCGTCGCCAACTCCACCGACAGCATGAAGCCGCTGCAGTCCGCGGCGAACTTCGACCTGTCGTTCACGAAGCGCGACTTGCTGCGCGCCCAGATCCGTCGCACCCTCATGGCCGACCAACTGCAGCCGCAGGACGGCCCGCAGATGACCGCCACCGAGGTGCATGTCCGCGTGCAGCTGATCCGGCAGCAGTTGGGCCCGATATATGGCCGGCTCCAGGCGGAATGGCTGCAGGGCATGGTGCAGCGCTGCTTCGGGCTGGCGTACCGCGCCGGCATCCTCACGCCGCCGCCGCAGAGCCTGAACGACCGCGAGTTCCGTGTGGTCTTCATCAGCCCGCAGGCCAAGGCGCAGAAGATCGAGGAAGTGAGCGCCGTGGAACTGACGCTGCAGGCCGTGGGAAACCTTGCCGTGGCCAAACAGGACCCGAGCGTCTGGGACAACGTCGACACAGACGAGGCCGTGCGCATCGTCAGCGAAGGTCGTGCCGCACCGGCCAGCCTCATTCGTCCGCAAGCCGCTGTTGCCGCTATGCGAGACCAGCGCGCCAAGCAAGCACAGCAGGCCCAGCAGCAGGCAGCGCAGCAGGAAATGCTCCAGCCGGCCGCGCAGGAGATGGCCAAGAACATGGTTGCCGCCGCATGAACGAGATCAACCCAGAGCTGTACAAGGAAGTCTTCGAGGACGACCGCCGTGGCGCGGCCATCCTCGCGGACCTCGAACGCAAGTTCACCCATCCCCCTGTGGTCAAGGGCGGCATCGACGCAGTGCTTCAGACGTACTACCGCGAGGGCATGCGCCAGGTGGTCTATTTCATCAACTCGCAGATCGCCCGGGCCCACGGCAACGAAGGCGACAGCGAATTTCAAGTCCAAACGGAGGACAACGCATCATGAAGCGCAAATGGCTTTTCCACGTGCTGATGGACGTTGCCGGTGATCCCGGCGCTGGTGGCGGTGGTGGTGCTGGCGGTGAAGGTGGCGGCCAAGGTGGCCAGGGTGGTGATGGCGGTAGCGGCGGAAGCCTGCTGGCCGGCGGCCAACCCACCGAGTTCATGCCGGAGAAGTACCGCGTCACCAAGGAAGACGGCACCTTCGACCTTGAAGCATCCAGCCGCAAGCTGGCCGACGCCTACACGGCGGCCGAGAAGCGAATCGGCAGCGGCGACATCCCCCCGAAGTCCGCAGAGGAATACACCGTCGCGGTTCCGGACAGCCTGAAGGAGGCCTTCGATCCGAAGACCGACGAAGGGTACAAGACGTTCTCCAGCAAGATGCATGGCCTGGGCCTCACGCAGAAGCAGATGGACGGCGTCATGGAGTCCTACTTCGAGAACGCGCAACGCTTGGTTGGCGGTGCCGCCGGTCTCGACGAGAAGACCGCCCGCGAATCGCTGGAGAAGGTGTGGGGCCAGGGCAAGGCCTTCGACGATCAGGTGAAGCTGTCCTACCAGGGCGCTGCCGCCATCGCCGCCAAGGCTGGCTTGAACATCGACGAGCTGATGCGGCCGGATCGCCTTGGCAACAACACCGACTTCCTGCGGCTGATGGCTGCTATCGGCCCGGAGTTTGCCGAAGCGCGCAGCCCGGGCGGGCAGGGCATCAAGATGCCGACAAGCGAGGAAGAGATCGACAAGCTGATGACGTCCGAGGCGTACAAGAACCCGAAGGACCCTGAGCACGCCAAGGTAAGCAAGCAGGTGCAGGCCTACTTCCAGAAGAAGTATCCCGGCGAAGTCATCTGATGCACTGAATTCCCAACCAACCGAGTGGCCCGCGAAAGCGGGCTTTTTCTTTTCTGTCGGGAAACCGACACCCCCCCAGCACGAACATCGCGGTCATCAACTGGCCCGCGTGGCGTGCGGACACCCAGCGAATGCCCTCCCTGCAGCGACGTGAGCCGGTCGCACCAGGGCGATGGTAGGACGGGCCCGGCAACGGACACCCCGAAAGGCGACATCGACATCCTCACCTTTTGGAGAACTGGACCATGTCCAACACCATTACCCAAGCATTCGTTATCCAGTGGGATAAATCGATCCGGCTGCAAGCCCAGCAGAAGGATTCGCGCCTCGAATCCACCGTCTTCGACAAGGGCGACATCACTGGTGAGTCCTTCACGGCCAACCGCATCGCGCCGATCGACGACACCCCGGAAGACAACGTCCGCCACGGCGACACCGTGTGGTCGGAAATCACGCACAGCACGCGCGTCGCACTGATGAAGGACTTCTACCAGGCGCTGCCGATCGACCGCAAGGACGAGCCGAAGGTGCTTGCCAACCCGACCGGCTCCTACATGGACTCGCTCGTAGCCGCCTGGAACCGCCGCAAGGACCGCATCATCTTCGCTGCGCTGCTCGGCAACGCCCAGGCCAAGGACGGCTCGCAGGTTGCGCTGCCCTCGGGCCAGAAGATCGCTGCTGGTGGCACCGCCTTCACCAAGGCCAAGCTGCTCGCCGCCCGCAAGCTGTTCCGCAAGAACGAAGCCGACGGCCACAACGGCGAGGAACTGTACATCGCCTACAACAGCGAAATGCTGGAAGACATCCTGGCCGACACGCAGCTGACGTCCGCCGACTATCTGGCTGGCCAGATGCTGCAAGACGGTGACGTGGCCCGCAAGTGGATGGGCTGCATCTGGGTTCCGTACGAAGGCATTCAGCTGTCGGGCGGCACCTACAGCACCGCGATGTGGGCCAAGTCGGCACTGGCGCGCGGCACTGGCTTCGTGGAAGGCAAGTCGCAACGCCGGGGCGACAAGAAGGACACGATGCAGGTCTCGATGGCCGGGTCCTTCGGAGCCGTGCGCGTCGAGGAAGAAAAGGTC